GCCAGTATCAAGGACCCCTAGTTTGTGCTTTTGATTCCGATCAAGCTGGGTCCAAAGGAAGAAATAAATTCCTAGAGCTAGCTAACTGGATCTGTCGAGATGATATACTTATGAGCACTCCGCCTCACCCTTATAAGGACTGGAATGAAGTCCTGGTTAAGAAAGGTCCAGACTTCCTGAAAAACTCTGCTCAGAGTACCAGAGAATTAAACACAATGAATATCATTATGGAGGAGTCAGAGTTCTTCAGGACAAGAAGAATCTAGGTTATCGTATGATAAACCCTAGATCATCTGATACAATAGTTTGATTAAGTGCGGTAAACTTAAGTCTGGCAACATATGTTCCGGTAGGCGATCCTAGATTACCTGCTAATGTCTCTGGGTGAGTTTTTAGTACTTCTGTGTCAAAAGTGAATATTGCCGTATTTTCAGAAGTAACGTTCATAAAACCTGAGGTGTCTGTGTATCCTGATACGGTAACTCTAGCAGGCAAGTTTCTATCATTATTTTTCTTAATGATTTCGATCATCGGATCAAGAACCATAGACTCTTTAAAGAGGTTTACTATGCTTCTGTCTATGTTGGCATTCTCAAGCGTAAATTCATTAGTAAACTTAAGGTCTACCTTTGACCCTAAAGTTAGATGATTGTTCTCCAGCCTTGTATCAACATTAAAAAGTAATGGCTCCGTTAAACCAAAGAACCTATCTGCTGTAAGGGTGAATTCATTTATGATGGTGTCTAGATCTGATTCGGCAACTCGCTGAACCGTCCAAACGTCGATATAATCTCCAGTAGAGGAGACAGTATTATCTATCTCGGTATCTCCCGAAAGATTAAATATACCCGTGGTGACACGCTTGTCTAGCACACAAGCAAATTTTCCTGTATCTAATTTATAAATACCATTAGCGCCAGGATCTCCCGCAGTGTAATTAGTTGGATCAAAGTCT